AGCGTGCGGGCGTCAACGGCGCCCGGGCTAGCGAGGACCGGGGGGTCACGCCATTCCCCCAGCGATCGGACATGGGTCCTCGCAGTGCTGAGACCTCCGCCGAAGGGTCGGGGCTGGCGGAACGAGCGGGGACCGAAGCCGCTGCTAGAACCCCTCCTGCGCCCGCACGCCACTGACGGCTGATCGTTCAATGGACGGTCTCGCTCACATCGGCTAGCGGTGGTGCACCACGGCAGCTAGCGACTTCCTGAGCAGGTCTAGGACACCCGCCATGGGGCAGGGAGATCCGGGTTCGAGTCCCGGGAAGCCGACGAACAACTGAATACCCGGAGCGTCCGAGGGGAAGCGGCGCCGGGCGGACTGGCCTCCCGCGGAGCGGGCCACCCTCAGAAGAGAGAAGGAGAAGACGTGAGCAAGGTAGGACGAGGCCGCAGGTCGCCCGAAGAGCGGCTGGCCGCGCGCCAGCGCCGGGCCGAGGAGGCCACACCCAGCACGGTGTCCCCGCGGGAGAAGCGAGCTCAGCAGCGGAAGCTCCTGAAGCAGCTCCGTGAGCACATGGCCGCAGCGCGCAAGGGCGAGACCGGTGACTCAGTCGACTGAGCTCCCGGTGGTCGTCGAGGAGTCCGGCCCGGCCGCGTACCTCGGTACAGACACACGACCGATCGTCATCGGCCCCGTCACCACGGTCCCCCTGCTCGAGCTCGAGGCCCCGAAGAAGAGGCGCGTGCGGCCCAAGCACCTGGGCCCCCTCCTGAAGGTGAACCGCGACCCTGAGGACATGCAGCCCCGTCCGGTCGCAGCGTCGGCGCACCTCGGCAACGTGGACACCCCGCTCGCGTGGGGTGTCGACCCAGTGCAGAAGAGGCTCGCCTACGTGGCGGGCTTCGTCGCTGTGAACGCGGTGGCGTTCGCCGCGTGGGCGTGGCTCTTCATGGGGACGCTGTGAAGCCACCGTCCATCTCCCTGCTCACGGTCGAGATCACACGGCCGAGGGACACGCCGTCCGGCCCAGAGAGGCTCACGCTCACCGAGGAGCAGCTCGCCGCTCTCCAAGCGTGCATCGACTGGAAGAACGAGCGGCTCCGGGCGCGGCCCGACGACGTCAAGTCGAAGCACGCCTACGCAGAGGTCTTCACGACACCCGACGGGTACCACAAGGTGCGCGTCGGCGGTGTGTGGTACTACGACATCAAGAACTGGTGCATCATCTACGAGGACTTCAAGAGGCGCCTCGGGATGGAGTACCGCGACCTGGAGGGAGAAGGGCTGTGGAAGTCGTCTTCGCAGTGATCGCAGTCGGCGCCGTGGTGCTGGTCGCCGTGTCGTTCCCCGGAGTGCTCCGAGAGCACCGAGAGTGGAAGAAGCGGGAGCAGACTCGCGCAGCGATGCGGAAGCTGGCAGCGACCGCCGCCGAGTGCGGTGTCGCCCTGACCGCGCTCGGCCAGACCGCTCTTCGCGCTGCCGCTGAAGTGGAGCGCCTCGGCGCTGCGCTCGCCGTCGCACAGAAAGTTGACACGGGTCGTCAGACCTGATAGGTTCGTCACGTGGGGAAGTGCCCCACGACGAAAGAGGAAGGAGCCTTCACTTGAAGCTCAAGCACATCGGGGCGGCTGTCGCCACCCTCGCTCTCGCGGTCGGGGGCGCCATCGCGGTCCCGCTGTCCGCGAGCGCACACACCCCGGCGGTCTCGGACACCTGCGAGGCGCTGACCATCAGCGCGCAGTGGTACGAGACCCGGCCCGGCCAGGACGCTGTCACCGAGCAGCGCCTCGTGTCGGAGGCGTACGACGAGACGATCGTCGTCACGCCCGCTCAGGACGCGGTCTACAAGACCGAGTACGAGTTCGTGCACAAGTTCGACATCTTCCACCTGAACCCCAAGTGGAAGGACGACCCGAACTGGAACGCCGAGGGCAACCCCCAGAGCACGGGCTGGATCGCCACCGGGAACACGCGTCAGACGCTCGTCAGCCCCGCGGTCCCCGCGGTCACGGAGGTCGTGCACCACGACGCCGTGTACGAGACCGTCGAGGTCACGCCCGCGGTGCCGGCCGACCCGACGCCCAACACGGTCGTCGTGACCGTGAACGGTGCCGAGGTGCTCAACGAGTCGTTCGGCACGACGTTCTCGGACACCGTCAGCTTCGACAACAAGTACGTCGCGAACGACTGGACCGTCGTCATCACCGCGTGGAACGACCCGGACGGCTCGAAGGGCTGGACGAAGACGTTCTCCGGGACGTCGACTCCGTGTGAGATCCCCGTCGTGGGTCCGAACCACGGTGCGACGATCTCTGCTACGTGCGGCGCCGCGACCGTCACGCTGACCAACGAGGAGGCCGAGTACGAGGACAACCTCACGGCGTCCTTCACGGTCTGGGTCGACGGCGAGTTCTACGGCGCCTACGCGGTCATCGGCGGTGCCACCGAGGAGGTCGACCTGACCTTCGCGGAGGACAGCGGCGACCACACGGTCGTCGTCCGAGCCGGTGACGCACAGGGCGGCGGCGTGATCGCCGAGGCGACCGTCGAGTCCGACTGCATCCCGGCTCAGCCGGAGGACCAGGTCGTGACGACCGAGTGGACCGACGGTGAGTACGAGTGCGGTGACACCACGGTCGAGCAGACGCGCGAGGTCACCACGACCCCGTACGTCCTCGTCGAGGGTGAGTGGGTGCTCGACACCGAGAACGCCGTCACGGTCGAGGAGACGCAGACGCGTGACCTGACCGAGGCGGAGATCGAGGCGCTCGACTGCCCGGTCCCGACCCCGCCGGCGACGCCCGTGAACACGGACAAGCTCGCGTACACCGGAGCGGACGCCACGCCGTGGCTCCTCACCGCCCTGGGGCTCCTGCTCCTCGGCACCCTGAGCATCGCGGTCCCCGCGGTCGCTCGCCGCAAGTAACCAACTGAGCGGCCCGTCGTGCACAGAGCGCGGCGGGCCGCTCCTTCACGTATAGGAGAGACCCATGGCCGACCTCATCAACCACCCGCCGCACTACACGTCCAACCCGTTCGGGCTCGAGACGATCGAGATCACTCGGCACTACAACTTCGACATCGGCAACGCGCTCAAGTACATCCTCCGGGCCGGGAGGAAGGGCCTCGGCGACTGGGCGGGCAAGGAGCTCACGCCGGTGGACGCGGCGGCCGCCAAGGTGGCTGATCTGCGGAAGGCCATCTGGTACCTGGAAGACGAGATCCGAGCGACCCGTGACCAGTTCGCCGGCTACGACCTTGACGACGTCTACGGGGAGGACCAGCACGACGTGGAGCCGCTCCTCGACGGCGAGGCCGAGGCGATCCGCGCGTTCGTGCGGTCCTTCCCCGGCATGTTCGCTGAACACCCGGCCGAGGTCAAGCTCGGCAAGCATCGGGAGGTCCCCGTCCACTACGACGACCGGCCCTGCGAGTGCGACATCTGCGTGCCGGTCGCCGAGTCGTACGAGAAAGTTGACACAGGTCCGCAGTCCTGATACGATAGTCTCATCGGGTGGAGGTACCACCCCAGAGAAGGATGAAGATCATGGACACCACCGCTCAGATCGCTGAGGCCGAGGCCAAGCTGGCCGAGCTCAAGGCCCAGGCCCGCAAGGAAGCCGCCGAGAAGCGCGCCGCCCAGCGCGAGGCCGCGACGACCGGCCCCGGCGAGGGACTCAACTTCGTCGCCCTCGACGGATCCACTCACCGCCGCGCCTACCTCCGCGCCGGGGACATCACCGTGCAGGTGATCCTCGCGAAGAACTCGTGGGAGCGCACCGAGCAGAAGAAGGCTCGCGTGTCGGTCTCCGGCGAGGTCGACGTCGACTTCACCGCCGCGTACGAGGCGGACCGCGCGGACGGCGGGCCCAAGCCCCGCGGCGAGCGGCCCGAGGTCGACAAGATGTTTGACCGCCTCAACCGCCAGGTGATCGCCAACAAGCGCGACGTCGTCAGCGAGGCTGTCGCATCCCTGCCCGAGCTCGCCACCCTGCTGGACGGCATCAAGCTCCACTTCTCCCGCACGGCCGGCTGCGCCTGCGGCTGCTCGCCGGCCTTCGTCGCCTCGCAGCACATCCGGGTCTCGGTCGACGGCCGCACCCGCAACGTGACCGACATCTTCGTCTCGCGTGAGGTGGCGAAGTGAGCATCGCGAAGCAGGAGACCAAGCGCCGCAAGGAGATCCGCAAGATCAAGTACGGCAAGTAGGATCCACACTGCGAGAGACCCCGCTGGGAGGCGGGGTCTCTCCGTGTTGTAGGATGGCCTCGCTAGCAACCATCCGGATGAGAGGAGGACCCGTCATGGCTGTGACCACGGTCCGCAGCGGAGCCCCGGCGCGAGGCGCCGTGACCCCGATCCAGAAGCCCACGTCGCGCGGCGTGATCGACCAGGGCGACCTCGCCCTGTTCGTGCGCCGCGAGAACTTCCGCCCCGAGCGGAAGGTCACCCGGCCGGGCGAGCAGAGCAGCTACGGCCTCGGCACGCGAGTGCAGTGACCATCGCTCATGACCTCCCCCTCGCTCAGGACGAGGGGGAGGTCTACCTCGACCAGTGGGCGCTCTTCGACGAAGTGGGCTTCGACGCTCACCCCGGCCAGGTACCGATCCTCGCTGACGAGCACCGCTTCCAGGTCGCGTCCTGCGGCCGCCGCTTCGGTAAGTCCGAGCTGGGCGGCCACAAGCTCCTGCCCGAAGCGTTCCTCACCTACACGATGCAGAACGAGCTGCTCGACCGGAGGAAGCGCCGCGAGTTCTGGATCACCGGGCCCAACTACTCGGACAGTGAGAAGGAGTTCCGCGTCCTCTACAACCAGCTCAAGAAGCTGGACGTGCCCTTCGACAGACCCGGCACCTACAACGACCCCATCGGCGGGAACATGCACATCTCGCTGTGGGACGGTACCTTCCAGGTGCACGGCAAGTCAGCCGCCCACCCCGAGAGTCTCGTCGGTGAGGGCCTGCACGGCATGATCGTCGCGGAGGCGGCGAAGGTCCGTGAGCGCGTGTGGATCAAGTACCTCCGCCCGACACTCAACGACTTCAAGGGCTGGGCGTTCCTCAGCTCCACTCCCGAGGGCAAGAACTGGTTCTACGAGAGCTGGCGGCGCGGGCAGGACCCCAAGCAGAGGGCCTGGATGTCGTGGCGCAAGCCGTCGTGGGAGAACCCGCACGTGTACCCCCTAGGCGCGACTCCTGCGGGTCTACAGGCCATCCGGAGGATGATCGACGAGCGCCAGATGGTGGACGACGAGATCGCTGCGTCGCTCGGAGTCGACCCCGAGGTCGCCCAGCTGATGATGGACATGACCCAGGAGGCGTTCAACCAAGAGATCGGCGCCGACTTCACGGAGTTCGTCGGGCGCGTCTTCAAGGACTTCGACGAGGAGGTCCACGTCACCGACCTCCAGTTCAACCCACAGTGGGAGACGTACGCCGCAGTCGACTACGGCTTCACGAACCCGAACGTGTGGCTCCTCCTGCAGGTCGACCCGCACGGCGAGCACATCAACGTGCTCGACGAGGTCTACGAGCCGGGACTCGGGCCCGACCAGTTCGCTGACGAGATCATCCGTCGCGGGCTCGCACCGAGCGGACTCCGCGCGTTCTACCCGGACCCGGCGTCCCCGGGTGACACCAACGTCCTCACGCGCAAGCTGCGAGTCTCTGCCCGGCCGCACACGGGCGGCGAGCTCAAGTACCGGCTCGACGCGATCCGCAAGGCGCTCAAGCCGATCGCCAACCGTGGCCCGAACGAGCGACCTCGGATACTATTCGACCGTAAGTGCACACACACCATCTCCGACTTCCTCAACTACCGGTACCCGGACACGAAGACGGAGCAGGACAAGAACGCACCGGAGAACCCCGTGAAGAAGGACGACCACGCGCCAGAGGCGCTCGGCCGGTTCTTCGCCGGACACTTCGGCACTGTCGAGCAGGTGCAGCAGCGAGCACGCTCGCGACAGGCCACTATCGCGAGGAGATGACATGGCCGACTTCACGCCGTACAGCACCACGAGCCCGTGGACGCAGGGCCTCCTGCCGAAGTGGATGAGCCCGGAGGACGCGGAGCGCATCGCCGCGTACCAGCTGTACGAGGAGATCTACTGGGGCGCACCGGGCGCGTTCGAGCTCACCCAGAAGGGCTCGGACGAGGACCCGATCTACGTCCCTGCCGCGCGGACGATCATCGAGGCGACGAACCGCTTCCTGGCCGTCGACTGGTCGTACTTCGTGGACCCGAAGCTGGGCACGCCGGAGGAGCGCACCGCGCTCGACACCGCGTTCCTCAACCTCTTCCGCCGCGAGACGATGTGGGCGAAGTTCGCCACGCAGAAGCGGTACGGCCTCATCCGCGGCGACGCGCTGTGGCACATCACGGCCGACGAGACCAAGGCGCCCGGGAGCCGCATTAGCATCCACGAGCTCGACCCCGCGTCGTACTTCCCCATCTACGACGACAGCAACATCGACCGGATCATCGGCTGCCACATCGTGGACGTCACCGAGTGGGACGGGAAGGAGATGATCCGCCGCCAGACGTACCGGAAGGACTTCGAGCGCGGCGTCATCACCTCCGAGGAGGCCATCTACGAGCTCGCCGGGTGGGACGACCGCTACGGCGCGAAGCCGGAGGACATCAAGCGGGTCACCGTGACGATCCCCCTGCACGACCTCCCGCCGCAGATCACGCAACTCCCCGTGTACCACATCAAGAACATCCGCAACCCCGCGGACCCGTTCGGCTCGTCGCAGCTCCGAGGCATCGAGCGGCTCGCAGCGGCGGTCAACCAGACCATCACGGACCAGGACCTCGCCGTCGCGCTCGCCGGCCTCGGCGTGTACGTCACCGACAGCGCCGCACCGCGGAACGAAGACGGCGAAGAGGTCAACTGGATCATCGGCCCCGGGCGCGTGATCGAGCTGGGCGCTCCCGGGAATAAGTGGGACCGCGTCCAGGGCATCACCACTGTTCAGCCGAGCCTCGACCACGCGGGCTACCTCGAGGCGAAGATGCGGGAGGGCGCGGGCGTCCCGGCCATCGCCACCGGCGACGTCGACGTGCAGGCAGCGGAGTCCGGTATCGCACTCTTCCTCCGGCTCGCGCCGCTCCTCGCCGCGAACGCGGAGAAGGAGACGGAGATGCTGGGCACGTACGATCAGATGTTCTACGACCTCAGCACGATGTGGTTCCCCGCGTACGAGCAGATGGACTTCGGCGCAGCCCGAGTCTCTGCTCAGGTCGGCGACCCGATGCCGGAGAACCGCCAGGCGAAGATCGACGAGGTCATCAAGATCTACGGCGCCGGGATCATCACGCTGGAGATGGCCCAGGCCGAGCTTGCGAAGCTCGGGTACGAGTTCCCGACCGACGGCGCCGAGGCCGTGCTCAGCCAGCAGGCCCGCATCGCCTCGATGGTCGACCCCTACGCCAACCGCGTGCGCGTCGAGCTCGAGGACCAGGAGTGATCCGCCCGCTCGTCCTCACGGACGAGATGCGAGAGGAGATGATGGATGCCGCGCGGAGTGCAGCACCAGAGGAAGCCTGCGGTGTTGTCGCGGGCGCAGTTCTCTACCGACTTGAGAACCGAGCCACAGACCCGACGGAGAACTTCCACATCTATGCGGAGGACCTCGCTCGCGTCGCGGTACCTCACGGAGGATATGAGGGAGTCTGGCACACCCATCCGCGTGGGAGAACTACTCCGTCTCCTACTGACTGGGCTCATCACCCGCCTGAGAAGGCGCTTATCATCGCTACTGCGACGGAAGTGAACGTCTACTATGCCGAGGAAGCGTGACTCGCTGAGCGCGTACCTCCGCGTGCAGCGCGAGTTCGACCGCGAGCTCTACTCCCTGCTCAGCCGGGCGGCGTCAGACGCCGAGAAGCAGATGCGCGCGATCCTCGGAGACAACGTGGGAGACGTGATCCGGCGAGAGCAACTGCGAGCTGCGGTGGTCGAGATGCACCGCGAGATGGCCGACATCATGGAGAGAGCCGGGCTCGCGATCCGCGCCAGCCAGCACCGAGCGGCCGCAGCTGCAGTCGACGTCTTCCTCGAGTACGAGCAGGTGCTGTTCACCGCGCTCAAGGGTGACACCGCGAGAGTCGCAGCGTACCTCGAGTCAGCTCGCGCCACGGCCTCGTACGGCATCGACGCGGCGCTGCAGCGGCTCCAGGGTCGATCCTACGTGCCCCTGTCGGAGCGTGTCTACAACACGACCCAGCTGGCGAACGGCGTGGTCGACCGCACGGTGAACTCCGCGCTCGCTCGTGGGCTCAACGCTCGGGAGATCGCCAAGGAAGTCAGCGGCCTCATCAACCCGAACGTCCGCGGCGGCGTCTCGTACGCGGCGATGCGACTCGGTCGCACTGAGGTGAACAACGCGTACCACGCGGTCCAGGTGCGCACCGCGCAGACGACGCCTTGGGTCACAGCCGTGCAGTGGCTGACGAGCGGGTCACACCCGGAGCCCGACGAGTGCGACGAGTACGCGAACGACGTGCACTTCGAGGGCGGCGCCGAGGGCTACTTCAAGCCCAACGAGGTCCCGGCCAAGCCGCACCCCAACTGCCTGTGCTACACTGTCCCAGTGACCGTCGACGAAGACACGTTCCTCGACAAGTGGGCGGCGGGCGACTACGACTCGTACCTCGCGAGTGTCGAGAGTGGCACTGTGTACGCGTGAGCGCGGTTGCACTATCACATTAGCCGTGTTGTATAGTTGCATCGTCAGTACGACGACATGACCGGAGGTCACAATCTCATGAGCCGGAGGCACCGTACCTTCCGCCTCTCGGATGGCACGATCGTTCGTGACATTCTGGGAGCCGAGGGCGGGGATGAGGACAACGACGAGGACGAGGACGAAGACGCCGACGCCGGAGGCGACGACGACGAGGACGAGGACGAGTCACCCGAGCAGACGATCGAGCGCCTGCAGGCCGAGCTAGCGGAGGCCACTCGTGGCCGACGACTCAGCGACCGCCAGCGCAAGAAGCTCGAGCGCGAGCTCACCGCGGCCAAGGCCGAACTCGCTGCGGCGAGGTCGGGCAAGGACGAGAACGAGGAGCTGACCGAGGCCCGCAGCAGGATCGCGGAGCTCGAGGCGCAGCTCGCCGAGCGGAGCGCGAAGGACGACGAGTCCCTCATCCGTGAGGCCTTCCGTGACAGCGACCTGTTCGCCTGGCACAACCGCACCACAGCCTTCAAGCTGCTCGACCTCAGCGACATCGAGGTCGAGGACGGTGAGGTCAGCCTGGAGGACCTGGAAGAGGCCATCAAGAAGCTCGCGAAGGACCACCCGTACCTCGTCAAGACGGCCGACAAGGCCGAGGACGACGAGGACGACGCGGAGGACGAGCGTCCGAAGCAGTCGGGTGGCACGTTCAACGGCCGCCGTTCCAGCAAGAAGAAGGGCAACGAAGCCGTCCTCAAGAACCGCTACAAGGTTCTCGGGACTCGCGGCTGACCCTGCCCGCACTCGCACCCCCGAAAGAGGTGAAGACACAATGCCCCGTTACGACAAGTACGAGCCGTACGCCGGAGGCTTCCGAGCGCCGCTGAACGCGGCCATCGCAGCCGCCGACAAGAACAAGCTCTATGCCGTCGGACTCAACAACGCGGGTCGTGTCGTCATCGGTGGCGGGCAGACCGGGATCGTCGGCGTGCTCATCGCCCACGACGCCCGCGCTGCCGGTGAGCCGGTGGACGTCATGACCGCGGGCGACATCGTGGAGCTCGACACGAGCACCTTCAATCCCGGTGTCGTCTACTACGGCCAGGCCGACGACGGCTCCATCGACACGGACAGCGCCGGCGCTCGCGTCGGCTTCACGACCGTCGACACGAACGGCAAGCTCATGCTCGTCGTCCGCATGGCCCCGGTCGACCAGGTCGGAGGTGCCTGATCATGAACACGCTCATCAAGCAGGACCACGAGGTCATCGACTACGAGGCGCTCGGCCTCTTCGTCGACCTCTTCGGTTCGGGTCGCGGCATCAGCTCCGCCGGTGACATCATCACGTCGACCACCGACGGTGTCGACCTCAACACGCTGTGGGACGAGTTCCAGGAGACCCTGCTCCTCTGGAACGCGGGCCGGCAGCGGATCGTCGACATCCTCACCTACCCGGTCACCGACCTGGTCGAGGAGGAGCCGTCGGTCGAGGGCGACGACTTCGAGGAGGCGTCGGAGTTCGGCGTCGCGCAGTCGATGCGGCCCGAGATCGACTACACCTACCTCGGGTACACGTTCAAGTGGTACGACAAGGCGTCCCGCTTCACCTGGAAGTTCCTCGCGGACGCCCCGGCGAACCGGGTCCAGGCGCAGCACGCGCTCGCCCTCGAGGCCGACAACCGCCTCGTCTTCCGGGAGGTCATGAAGCGTCTCTTCTCGAACGTGAACACGACCAACAAGGAAGGTGTGCCGGTCAAGGCCTTCTGGAACAACGACGGCACCACGCCGCCGGCGTTCGCGGGCAAGACGTTCACGTCGTCGCACGACCACTACCTCGTGTCCGGCGCGACCACGGTCGACTCGGAGGACGTCGAGCAGCTCATCGACACCATCGCCGAGCACGGCTACGGTCCCGCCCAGGGGTCCCAGATCGTCATCCTCGCCAACAAGCAGGAGGTCGACAAGATCCGGGCGTTCCGGGCGAACACGGTGAACAACAACTCGAAGACGGCGCTGTACGACTTCATCCCCTCGGCGGGTCAGCCCACGCTGATCCTCCCGTCCAACGGTCTCCTGGGCTCCCTGCCTCCGGCGACCTGGAACGGGCTCGCCGTGGTCGGGTCGTACGGGAACGCGCTGATCATCGAGGAGTCGTACATCCCCGCGGGCTACCTCGTGGCCTTCGCGACCGGCGGGCTCGCCAACCTCGGCAACCCGATCGGCTTCCGCGAGCACGCCAACCCGCAGATGCGCGGACTCCGCCTCATCAACGGCGACCGCGCCGGCTACCCGATCATCAACTCGTACTACCAGCGCGGGTTCGGGACCGGCATCCGGCACCGCGGCGCGGGTGCGATCCTCCAGATCAAGGCCTCGGGCTCGTACACGGCGCCGACCCAGTACAGCTGATCCTGACACGGAGGGACACGCCATGAGTCGAACGATCGACTTCAGCAAGCCGCTGACCGAGGACGAGGTCAAGTACCTCGAGGCGCGGGGCATCCCGATCCCGGAGGACGCAGTCCTCCCGGGTGACGAGGCCACGGCCGAGCCGAAGCCGGCCGACACGGTCGACTCGGGCGAGACCTCGTCCGCAGACGGGTCGGAGGGCGCCGATGCGGCAACCTCCGAGGAGGACGCGGAAGACGCTCAGACGGGCACCGAGCCCGCCGAGGGGTCAGCCACCGACGAGACGCCCGAGGAGGCTCCGGCCGAGCCGGAGCCGGCTCCCAAGCCGGCGGCGCGGAAGCGCACCGCCTCCAAGTAAGCGACTCACCAGTGTGGAGCCCGGCCGGCCGTGATACCGGCCGGGCTCCACTCACATAGGAGGACACGGTGGCTCTCTCTGCAGACCAGCAAGCACAGGTCGACCAGCTCAAGAAGCTCCTCGGAGCGGCGGTCGGCAACTACACGGACGACCAGCTGTGGGCGCTCATCGTCGCAGCCGGCGGGTCGCTCAACTCGGTCGCGGGTGACATCTGGGGCGAGTACGCCGCCAGCACCGCGACCCTCATCGACATGAAGGAGGGGTCGTCGACTCGCAACCTCGGCGACCTCTATGACCAGGCGCTCAAGATGAGCGCGCACTTCAAGAACCTCGCCGACGGCGACCTCCTGCCCATCGTCCGCCCGTCGCGGACGCGAGCCATCGAGAGGCCATGATGGACGAGCTCACGGTGAACCGCGAGCTGACCGCAGCATTCATCGCTCGACGCCCCGTCACTCTCACTCTCACACCCCGAGTCGAGACGAGCGACGGCGCCGGCGGCAAGACGAAGAGCCTCGGGACCCCGCGAGCTCCCCAAGTGTTCTCCCTGCTCGAGCCTAGCGACTCCGGGTACCGAGAGCCGGCTGCGATCGAGGAGGGCCGACAGTCGTCCATCGACTTCATGCTGCTCGGAACACACGACGCGATCATCGGCCTGTACGACGTCTTCACCTACGACGGCCGGGAGTACAAGGTCGTCGAGCTGATGCCCGACAACGGGTACGAGAAGCGGGCTCTGGTGATGCGTCATGGCTGGTAGCTACGGCAAGTTCGAGTGGAAGGATGGGACCATCGTCACCAACCTCCAGAAGCTCCCGGGCCGCCTCGACAACCTTGTCCGGTCCGTGGTCGAGTACTACGGCTCTCGCGGCCCCGCCTACATGCGCAAGAACGCCAAGTGGCGGGACCGTACGACGAACGCACGCAACGGCCTGCACACCGTCACGTTCCACACCGCGAACCAGCACGGCATCATCTACGCGCATGGCGTGAACTACGGCATCTGGCTCGAGGTGCGCTTCGCGGGCCGGTACGCCATCATCATGCCGACCATCAACGACCAGGGCCCGCGAGTCATGGCGATGCTCGAGAAGGGCATGGGGAGGATCTCGTCATCATGAGAGCGGCCACGTTCACCCTGCTGTCCACCGACGCGCAGCTCCTGAGCCTCGGGATGACCGCGGCGAGCTTCCTCGGTACCTCCGCTGCAGACTCTCCGGAGATGCGCCCGTGGGCGATCATCAAGTGGGGGCAGAGTACCCCCGCGTTCGGCCTCACGGGGGAGACCGCACTCGAGGTCTGGTACTACGACGAGCCCGGCTCGTACGTGCGGATCAACAAGCTCATCGAGCGGACGAAGTCCCTGCTCCAGGACGCGGTGCACGTGCAGGGTTCCGACGGTGACGAACTCACCGCTGCACGGTGGGCGGGAGACAGCCCGGAGCTGTACGACGACGTCTTCAAGTGCATCACTCGGTACACCAGCTTCACTGTAGTGTGATCCGGATACAATGGGACTGAAGAGAGGAGACCGACATGGCAGCGAAGAAGCCCGAGCCTGGGCCGACCGAAGCGATGGTGGTCGAAGAGGAGCCCACGGTCGAAGAGCCCGTGACGGCGCCGAAGCGCGAACTGACCTCCGTGAAGTACGTGGGCACCGCAGACGTCAAGCGGATCACGGTCGCGGACCTCGCGGCGCAGAACGTCGAGGCCAAGATGGACCTGCGGTTCGACCGCGACAACGACTTCACCGTCTCGGTGAAGGACATGACAGCCGCGACGCTGGACTACCTGCGCGCGCAGCCCGACTTCCGCATCAGCTGATGCAGGAGCTCCGGTGTCCCTCCAAGAAGCACGGGGAGCTGAACCTCGATGACGGCATCATCGAGGTCAAGTGTGACTCGCGCTTCTGCAAGGGTTCTCCGGATGTAGTGGTGATCCACCAGTTCGACAGCAAGACCGGCGAGCTGGTGTCCACCAAGAGGTACCGAGAGATAAGGAGAAAGTGATGGCACTCACCGTCACCCCCCTGCCGTTCGGGCTTCGCGATATCAAGATCACGCCGTACACCGACGCGGCCGGTACGATCCTCGCCACCACGAGCATCGACCTGCCCAACGCACGCACCCTGAGCTTCTCGGACTCCGAGGACTTCGAGGAGCTGCGCGGTGACGACCGTCTCGTCGCGTCGCACGGTTCCGGCCCCCAGGTCGAGTGGGAGCTCGAGAGCGGCGGCCTGCCGTTCGAGGCTTTCAAGGCCATGGCCGGCGGCACCATCGAGGAGTCCGGATCGACTCCCGCGCAGAAGAAGGTCTTCAGCAAGAAGGCGACCGACATCCGGCCGTACTTCCAGCTCGAGGGTCAGGTCATCTCGGACAGCGGGGGCGACGTGCACTGCGTCCTCTACCGCTGCAAGGCGACCGGTGAGCTGTCGGGCGAGTTCTCCGACGGTTCGTTCTTCCTCACTTCGGCATCGGGCGTCGCGCTCGCCGTGCCGAGCGGCGCGAACGAGGACAAGATCTACGACTTCGTCCAGAACGAGACCGCTGTAGCGATCCCGACCGCGGGCCCCCTGCCCACGATCTCGACCGTCACGCCGAGCGGTGCTGCCGAGTCGGAGACCGTCACCATCGTCGGCACCGGCTTCACCGGCGCCACGGCTGTCACGTTCGACGGCGACGCGGGGACCAACCTCAACGTCGTCAACGACACCGTTCTCACCGTGGACCTCCCCGCCGGCAGCGCCGGCTCGGTCCCGGTCGTGGTCACCACGCCGGCCGGCGACTCGTCGCCGTTCAGCTACACCCGCGGCGCGTAAGCGCTGCTACAAGACAGGAGCACTAGGATGCCGTCTTCAACTCAGCCCCAGGTCCCCGAGCCCCAGGGATACACCGACCCGAAGTACGCGCCCACGAAGTGGGGCTCGACGACGGGCGTGGTGGAGGACCTCCAGACCCCGAGCGGGCAGTGGTGCCAGGTGCGCCGGCCCGGGCCGCAGGGCCTCATCGAGGCCGGAGTGATCCACTCGCTCGACGCGCTCACGGGCATCGTCCAGAACGACCTCATTCCGAACGCCGAGGGGAAGCCCAAGGCGGACGTGAAGAAGGTCATGGCCGACCCCGAGGCCCTCGCCAGCATGATCCACGTCGCGGACCGCGTGGTGTGCCACGTCGTGCTGCAGCCCAAGGTGGAGATGACCCCGAGCGACGTCACGCGTCGCAAGCCCGGTGTCATCTACGCCGATATGATCGACCTCACCGACAAGATGTTCATCATGAACTACGCGATGGGAGGCACCCGCGACCTGGAGCGATTTCGTCAGGAATCCGAGGAAGCTGTGGGAGGCCTGGACACTGTCGAAGCAGATGGGAGTGAGACCGAGTGAGCTTCACGCGATCCACGACGAGTTCGCCGCGTACTGCTTCGACCGAGCAGTAGCGACCTGGGGAACCCACGTAGAGCAAGCAGTCCAACAGAAAGTAGAGGCAGCTAAGACACGGGCGGCTGCTAAGAGGGTGGTGAAGAGTACGATGGACAAGTACCTGTACGCTGACCGCCCTGCGTCCGCCCCGGGTCGCTTCCGCGACCCGGTCCCGACGATGACGAAGGGGTGAGTCCGTGCCTGTCTCGTACGATCTGGGAACAGCCTACGGTAAGGTCGTCATCGACTACGACGGCCAGGGCGTCGACCGCGCTACCACTGGTGTCAAGGGCCTCTCCCAGGAGGCGCAGGGTCTGACCCAGCGGGCTCGCGACGTCGGGCCCGCGCTCCGCACCGTCAGCAACACCGCGCTCGTCATGGGCGCAGCCATCACCGGCGGGTTCGCTCTCGCCGTGAAGTCCGCCTCGGACTTCGAGTTCCAGCTCTCGGCCATCCAGGCTGTGGGCGGCCTCACCTCCGACGAGATGGAGAAGGTCTCCGACGCGGCTCTCCGCATCGGCAAGGACACCATCTTCTCGGCGAGCGAGGCCGCCCTCGCCATGGAGGAACTCATCAAGGCGGGCATCTCTGCGGAGGACGTCCTCAACGGTGCCGCGGACGCGACGGTCGCCATCGCCGCGTCGGGCCAGGTCGCCCTGCCCGAAGCGGCAGCCATCGCCGCGGCGGCCCTCAACCAGTTCAAGCTCGGAGCTGAGGACCTCACTGACGTCGCCGACATCCTCGCCGGCGCGGCGAACGCCTCCGCCACGGGCGTGAGCGAGATCGGCCAGGCGCTGTCGTTCGTCGGCCCGACCGCCAACGCGGCTGGCCTCGACATCCGCGACGCGGCCACGGCCATCGCCCTCTTCGCGAACAACGGCATCGACGGTATGCGCGCCGGTACCGCGCTCCGTGGCCTCATCTCTACTCTCTCGTCGCCGACGCAGCAGGCACGTAAGCAGTTTGAGGCGCTCGGACTCATCACGGAGGAGAACGGGAACCAGTTCTTCGACGCGGCCGGCAAGATGAAGCCGATGAAGGAGGTCCTCCGGATCCTCCGAGACAACCTCGAGGGCATGACCAACGAGCAACTGCTGCAGTTCGCAGATGCTACCGTCGGCCGGGAGAACATGAGCTCCCTCGCGGCCATCGTGAACACTTCCGCTGCAGAGTTCGACGGCCTCGTCGCAGCGATCGACTCGGTCTCCGCCGCCGACGTCGCTGCACAGCGGCTCGACAACCTCGAGGGCAAGATCGAGGAGCTCCGCGGCAACATGGAGACCGCCGCGATCATGATCGGCAACGTGCTCATCCCGCACCTCGTCGACCTGACGAACTTCGTCATCGGCCTGTTCGACTGGTTCACGAACCTCGACGAGAGCACCCAGGGCCTCATCGTCACGATCGGTCTCCTCACCGGCGGCATCCTCCTCGGCATCGCGGGTGTCACCCGCATGATCATCGTGATGAACGAGCTCAAGCAGGCGATGATCGCGTTGAACATCGTGGGCGGGGTCACGCAGGCCATCAACAACTTCCGGGCTGGCATGGCCTCCTCCGCCGCAGCGGCGTCCGTCTTCTCGGGGGCGATGGGCACGCTCGGCGGTGTCGTCAGCGTCGTCACGGGCGCGATCACTCGGTTTACCACCGCTCTCCTCAGGAACCCGATCACGCTCGTCGCTGTCGCCATCGCTGGTCTCATCGCGGCCATGATCGCGCTGTACCAGACCAGTGAAGAGTTCCGAGCGATCTTCGTGCCGGTGATCGAAGCGGCGCAGGCGGCGATGGAGAAGCTCCAGCCCGCGATCGACGCGATCATGGGCGCGGTGATGACGCTCGTCGACTCCGTCATCAGTGCCCTTGTGCCCGTGCTCGTGGCGCTCGCTGAGGCGATCGTTCCCATCATCGAGCTGCTCATCGGCATCCTCGCCCCGATCCTCGAGCTCGTCGCGAACATCCTCATCGCCGTCCTCGGTCCGGTCCTGCAGATCGTGGGCAAGCTCATCGAGGCGCTCGCGCCGATCATCCTCCTCCTGCTGCAGGCTATCGAGCCGCTCATCGACCTCCTCATGATGATCCTCGTGCCCATCCTCGACGGGCTCGCGTGGGTGCTCGGCGTCGTGGCCGACGCGCTCAAGGTCGCCGCCGACTGGGTGAACGAGTTCTTCCAGGCGAACGAGGACGGGACGAGCCAAGCGACTGACGCGTGGGACGCGTTCGTCGGTTGGCTCACCGACGCGTGGCAGGCCGTCGTCGACTTCTTCCAGCCGACCATCGACGCCATCGTCGGCTTCTTCACCTGGATCGGCGACACCGCCACTGCGGTGTGGATGGGCATCATGGCGGTCGTCACGCCCGTCGTGCAGTGGTTCCAGACGTACGTCTCTCCGCTCATCGAAGCGGTCGTGAACCTCATCGCCAAGTGGTTCAACTTCCTGTGGTCGACCGTGCAGTGGGTGTGGAACGGAATCGTCACTGCGATCGGCGCCGCGCTCGCGTGGTGGCAGGAGCATGTCGCTCCCGTCATCCAGGCCGTCGTCGACCTCGTTGTTGCGATCTTCAACTACCTGTGGTCGGTCGTCGAGTGGGTGTGGGGCCTCATCCAGCTCGGCATCCAGACGTTCCTCGACTGGTGGAACGCGAACGTCGCACCGGTCATCCAGACGGTGGTGGACCTCGTCGTGGGCTTCTTCACCGGCCTGTGGAACTCTGTCGTCGCCATCTGGGACGGCATCATGAACGCCATCGGCACCGCGGTGGACGCGGCGTGGCAGTGGATCGTCGACGTCTTCGGCCCGGTCGTCCAGTGGTTCGAAGACACGTTCGGCCCGATCGTCGACACCGTGAGCGGGGTCTTCGACGACGTCATCTCGACCTTCACCGACCTCTACAACGACATCATGGACTTCTTCGCGGACGCGGGAGAGTGGCTCCTCGGGGTCGGCGAGGACATCATCGGCGGCCTCATCTCCGGCATCGAGGGAGCACTCGGCTGGCTCACTGACACCCTGAACGGGATCACGAACATGATCCCCGAGGAGAAGGGCCCGCCCGCCAAGGACAAGGTCCTCCTCGAGGAGTCGGGCTCGCTGATCATGCAGGGTCTCATCGCTGGCCTCCGCGAAGAGATCCCCGCCCTGCAAGCCCTGCTCGGCGGAGTCACTCTCGGCATCCCGAGCTCGATGCAAGCCAACCTCTCGGCGGCGATGGCCGGCCAGGGTGGAGACAGTCGCACGTTCATCTACAACGCCGCACCCGGCGGCGCGCAGATCTCCGGAGAGGACGAGCTGTTCACGGCGATGAAGAGGAGTAAGGTGGTGGTTCCCGGATGGTCCTGATCCCGCAGCTGCGGCTCGAGAACAACGGAGATGTCATCGACGTCTCAACCTACCTGCCCGACGGGTTCCTCCAAGAGCTCGGCGCGCGCGGGTTCGGTGTCGCGCCCACTCGGCTCAACATCCGAGAGGGTGCGGGCCCGGGCGGCCGGTGGAAGTCGACGAAGCGCCTGACGCGCGACATCGACCTCCCGCTCATCATCTTCGGCGACACTCGCGCGGAGATCAAGACGAAGATGCACCGGCTCATCAAGCTGCTCAACGACACGTTCTCGGTGCCCACCCTCTACGTCGTCTACCCGGACGAGCCGGAGGTGTTCGTCAACGTGCACTACGGCGGCGGAGCTGACCCGGTCTTCGGCGTCGACACGAACCGCCGCACGTGGGCGCGCTGGACTCTCACGCTCCGCGCGCCGCAGCCGTACTGGACGAGCGTGCAGGCGCGCAACGCGTCGCTCCGTGCGGCGAACGCGGGACGCGGCCTCATCAAGGACACATCACTGTCGAAGCTGCGAGTCTCGTCGTCGCAGACCATCGGCACCTTCACCATCGTGAACCCGGGCGACGTCGACGCGTTCCCGGTGTGGACGATCGTGGGGCCGGGCGACACGTTCGCCGCTCACCGGGTGGCGGACGGTCTGGGCTTCACCTACGACGAGCCCATCACCAACCTCAACCCGATCACGGTCGACACGCGCCAGAAGACCGTTAGAGACGCTTCCGGCGAGAACATGTACGGGAACCTCGGCCCCGCGCCTAAGCTGTTCTCGCTCCCGCCTGGCACGTCTCAGGTCAGTGTCGAGCTGACGAACAGCGACAGCGACTCCCTCGTGTCGCTCTACTTCCAGCCCCGGTACGAGCTGGTGTTCTGATGAGGCCCGAAGACATCACCGTCGAGGTCCGGTCCCTCGCTCTCGGGCGGCTGGGTCAGGTGGACCTCGAGTACATCACCGACCTCAAGCTCATCAAGCGCTTCTGCAACGTCGGCGCGTGGACCATGTCCCTGCCCGTCGGCTTCTCTATGGGAGACGAGCTCGCGAAGCCCGGCCGCGGCATCACCGTGACAGGACCCAACGGGTTCCGCTTCTCCGGGCCCATGATCTCCGCCATTCACGTGCAGGACACTGACGACCCGATGGGCACATGGCAGTACACGGGTGCGGACGACAACATCTACCTGGCTGACTCTCTCGCGTTCCCGGAGCCGAGCAACCCTGACGTCGAGACGCAGAGCGCGTCGCACGACGTCCGCACCGGCCTCGCCGAGGACGTGCTCCGCGGCTACGTCGACGCGAACATCGGATCCTCCGCCCCCAGCGAGCGGCAGGCCCTCGTGCCGTTCGCGCTCGGCACGTACGCGGGTGGCCTCGGTGCGGTCGTCACCGGCCGTGCCCGGTTCCCGCAGCTCGGCCAGCTCCTCTCAGACGTCGCCTCAGCTGGCGGCGTGGGGTTCGACATGGTGCAGGTGGGCAACGAGATCCAGTTCGTCGTCTACGAGCCCCAGGACCGCTCCGGCGAGATCCGCATGGACATCGACAACGACCTCCTCGACAAGGTCGAGTACGGGCTCGGCGCGCCGGGCGGCACTCGCTTCGTCGTCGCGGGCCAGGGGCAGGGTGTCGAGCGTCGGATCATCCAGGTCACTGACGCGCTCGCCGCCGCTGCTGAGGAGCTGTGGGGTCGGCGCGTCGAGGTCTTCAAGGACCGGCGAGACACTGACGACGACAACGAGCTCGTGCAGGAGGGCACCGAGGGCGTCCAGACCAACGGGCGCACGATCACGAGCCTCGCGGTGACCCCCGCCGACGACACGACGATGGTGTACGGGAAGGACTGGTTCCTCGGCGACATCGTCACTGTCGTAGTGGGTGGGCAGGAGCTGCAGACGATCGTCACCGAGGCGATCATCTCCATCTCCGAGGACGGCGTCCTCACCGCTGCCACCATCGGCGACCCCACCGGCTTCGACTACGAGAGCAAGCTCGCAGTGAAGCAGGAGCAGCAGGAGCAGCGACTCGCGTTCCTCGAGAAGAACGCGGAGAGCGTGTCGCAGGCTGACCTCGCCGCACTCATTCCGGCCGGAATGATCATGCCTACCGCTCTCGCATCAGCACCGCCGGGGTGGCTCCTATGCGACGGGTCGGCGGTCTCCCGAACGACCTACGCCGACCTCTTCGCCGCCATCGGGACGACCTTCGGAGCGGGCAACGGCAGCACGACCTTCAACGTCCCGAACCTGAAGGGCCGGATGCCTGTCGGCATCGACACGGCGCAGACCGAGTTCGACACACGAGGCGAGACCGGAGGACAGAAGACCGTAACGCTCACGGCTGCTCAGTCCGGTTCTCCGGCGCACGCGCACTCTCTCCCTGGCCACACCTTCAACTGGGGCACTGGCTACCCGTCGAACACCGTGTACGCGGCCAACGCCATCGCGACGGCAGGAAGTCCGCCGAGCAACAACCTGACCACGCGACAGAACTTCTTCAATCAGAGCAATAACAGCACGGCGGTCGGGGCCTCTCAGGCGCACGAGAACATGCCGCCGTACATGGCGATGCACTACTGCATCAAGACGTAAGTGACTGTGATGTTGTACTATCGTAGAGAGAAGAGAGGTGACCGCGATGGCTGAGACCTCGTGGCCGTTCGACCCGGACGACACCACCGAAGTCCAGTACTCCCAGATCTTCCGGAGGCTGGTCAGCTCGGGGGTCTGGGGCACGCCCAGCGACACCGAGCTCAAGGTGTTCGCTGACTCATCCGGCATGAAGGTGAAGCTCCCTGCCGGCTTCGCCTTCGTCCGTGGGCACATGTACTGGAACAGCGCGGAGCTGGAGCTCGACATCTCGACCGCGGACTCCTCCGCTCGCGTCGACTCGGTCGTGCTCACGCTCGACCCTTCCGCGAACGAGATCGTCGCGGAGGTGCTCCCGGGGACACCCGGCTCGTCCACTCCGCCCGCGCTCACGCTGGACGACGCGGGCATCTACCAGGTGCGACTGGCGAACGTCGCGGTGGGCGCGTCCGTCTCGACTATCTCGTCCGGAGACGTCACTGACGTGCGGTCGTTCGCGGGGCAGGACTTCGGGCTGTGGACGACCGCGAACCGGCCCGCGTCTCCCCGCCTGGGGCAGCCCGGGTACAACACGTCGCTCTCCCGACCCGAGTACTGGGACGGCTCGACGTGGAAGTCGTTCATCATCACGTCAGTCACTGCGAGCATGATCTCCGACCAGGGCAACATCACGGCGGGCAACTCGCTGAAGGTCGGGGGTCGGTCCATCTGGGTCCAGGCGACTGACCCGGGCGGGGCAGACGGCGACCTCTGGTTCTGGTGACCCTATGCCTACGACAGCTTTCCGAGGCGGGTCAGGCGGTGGTACTGGTTCGGCGTACATGGCCTGGCCTGGCCACTTCGTCTACGACACTATCTCCTGGCCCACCGGGAACCTCGACATCAACGGCAACAGGCCCGTCGTCATCACAAGTGTCATCCCCGACCCTGGCACCACGGGTGTCTCGTCAGCCACCGTGTCGTCCGACGGCTACGTCCGGCTCTATACCGCGAACCGCATCGACTTCAAGCGCAACACGGGCGCGGGCGGCGTGATCACGAGCTCGAAGGACGGCTACACGTGGAACGGCGCCCTCACGGGTTACTTCACGTGGGCGACCGTTGCGACGATGCCAACGGGCATCTCGCCCGTGCGCACGGGGCGCAACGTCACTGTCACGATCGCCGGCTCGTCGTCCAACGGTGACTCGTCCATCTCCTCCTACCAGGTCCAGTACCGCTCGCGCGACATCGGCGGCGCCTGGTCCGCCTGGGGCAACACGCGGACGATCTCCGGATCGGCCACGACCTACACCAACCTCACGGCCGGTAAGGAGTACCAGTTCCGGACCTTCGCGAACAACGGGGTGGGCACGAGCCAGGCCCGCGAGTCGAGCGTCCTCTTCGTCCCGGCTGGCGGGAAGCGCAGGGTCGGTGGGACCTACCAGGTGGCGACGATCGCACGTAGGAAGAGCGGTGGCTCGTGGGTTGACCTGACCACCGCGAAGCGCCGCGAGTCGGGTGCCTACGTCAACCTGTCTTAGGAGGTGAAGAGCGGTGAAGAAGACAGTGTTCCAGAGGGTGCCAGCGGGGTCACACCCGAACGAGCTCCTCGCGGCGTGGTTCGCCCGCGGCATGGCGATCAAGTACACGGTCTACGTCGTGTGGGCCGCACTGACGTTCAGCCTCAGCGCGCCTCACCTGCTAGAGTCGCAGGGTGAGCTGTGGGACGGGGTGTTCAGCCTGATGACTCTGCTCGGGTCCGCACTCGCCGCCGTGGGCGCGACGTTCTTCCCGCGTACGGGTCGCCTCGAGATGTTCGCGGGCTCAGCGGTTATCGGCCTCATCGCCACGTACGTCGTCCTCGGCCTCGCCGGGGGCGGTACAGCGCGCGGTGCCATCCTCGTCGGCTCTCTCCTCGTGATGCCCGCCATCCGCACTGTGTGGATCTACCGAACTCTCATCCGGACGGCCGAGAAGAGCTCGTGATGGACTGGTCGATCTTCGCCACTGTCGTCTCGGTCATCGCGGCGGCCATCGGCCTGCCCGGGCTCATCCTCTTCTTCCTCAACCGCAAGGACGCCAACCGTAAGCTCGACCTCGAGGCAGGGTCACTGACGGTCGACCAGTTCCAGGCTCAGACCGCCGCGTACCAGGACCTCCTCGACCGAGCCAACGCCGCCCTCTCCGAAGCGAACTCGAAGCTCGCCGAGGCGGTCACTCAGATCGACGACTTCAAGGAGGAGCGCGAGGAGCTGCAGCGGAAGGTCAGCGACCTCGAGAAGGCGGTCGCCGACCTCGAGAGGGCGGACACTGAGAAGACGCACCAGCTTACCGACACCAACACGAAGCTCGACCGGCTGCGGACCCTGTTCACGTCCGTGGTCGACCGTGCGAAGATCGAGCTCACTTACGAGGAGCGGCGGATCTTCGAGGAGACACAGCCAGTCGTTCGACACGGGCGACGCTGACGAAGGAGGATGATCGAAGTGGCACAGTTCGACCCACTCACCGAACCCGACCCCGACACGGGTCGCGTCGGTGAAGACGGGCAGGCCGACCGCGCAGCCGAAGTGCAGCGCATGATCGACCGCATGCGTGACCCCAGCGACCCGTACAACGGCGAGCACGAGGAAGAGGGGCCGGGCGAATGACTCACTCACCCCTCACCAACGAGATCCGTCTCTCGCGCCAGTACAGCTCGCGCAACGGGGTCAAGCGGGACATGGTGCTCTGGCACCACACGGCCTCCGTCTCCGGGCGGGGCGAGGGTGTCGTCATGATGATGGTGAACGCGACCCGAGAGGTCAGCGCGAACTACGTCATCGGATCCGACGGCTACGTGTGGTGCGTCGTCGACGAGGACTTCCGCGCGTGGACCTCCGGCTCGTCGACCGACGGCGGCAAGGGCGCAGCGTTCGACCGACGGAGCAACACGCTGGAGTGCGTCAACTCCACGGGAGCCCCGACATGGCTCCAGTCCGAGGCGTTCTACAACATCGCAGCGCGACTGGCCGTCGACTTCTACCAGCGCTACGGCATCCCGCTCGACCGTGACCACCACGTCGGACACCGGGAGCTGTACATCCGGTGGGGCGCCTCGTACGCGACCGCGTGCCCGGGTGGCATGGACATCGACCGCATCCTCGCGATGGCCAAGTCCCTGCTGGACCCGGCTGCCGTGGAGCGCGAGAAGGCTGCCGTCCGGGCTGTCGGCAAGTACCTCAACATGCTGTCGGCAGCAGGACTCGGGGCCGAGTTCGGCAAGCCCGGTCTCCAGACGGCAGCCGCCGAGGACGGCATCGCCATCGACCCGGGTGAGACCTACTCGCGCTACTACCACCTCGTGCAGATGTGGGGGCGCAAGTACCGCCCCGACGTCTACACGACGGCGCACTCCATCGACGGGATCGTCGGACCGACGACTCGTCAGGTCGAGCAGATCATCCGCGGCCTCGTCGCCGCGGGCACCGCTCCCGGCCAGGAGCCGCCGAAGCCGGTCGTCGTCACGGAGGGGTCGACCGTCTCTGTGACGAGTGCCCTGCCCGTGTACCCGTCCGCGGCGAAGGCGAAGGCAGGGAGCGGGTCGACTGCGACCTACCAGCCCGGCTCGTACAGCGTCTACAAGGTCTACGGCCAGGCCGTGAACATCACCAAGACGCCGGGCAAGGCGGGCGGCTGGGTCATGGCCTCGACGCTCAAGGTGCTCACGAACGAGTGGCTCGTCGTCTTCGACCGAGCCGACGGCTCCGACCTGCTGAGCGCCGTCGAAGTCGCGCAGGGTGCGACGGTCGCGAAGCCCGCCGACCCGGTGCGCGAGGGCTACGAGTTCGCCGGCTGGTTCAGCGGCGACGCGCCCTACGACTTCGAGGCGAAGGTCACGAAGGACGTCGAGCTCGTGGCACGGTGGCTGGAGGTCGTCTACCACACGGTGACGTTCGACTACGACAACGGGACGGTCGTCACCGTCCAGGTCCGCGAGGGTGACCCCGTGCCGGACCCGGGCGACGCCATCCCGGGTGTCGGCGAGGAGTTCGTCGGCTGGTTCCTCGGCGAGGAGCCGTATGACTTCACCGCTCCCGTGAGTGAGCCGGTGACGATCACGGCTCACTACGAGGAGGCCACGGTGGACCCCGAGCCCGAGCCCGAGCCCGATCCCGACCCGGAACCCGAGCCGGAGGAGCCCACCAAGCCCTCCATCTCGGTGGGTGGCCTCTTCGGCCTCATCGGCGCGATCGTCGCAGCGGTCGTCGCACTCATCCTGTCGTCGCACTGACGACACAACAAGAAAGAGAGAAGAACATGGACATCGCAATCCCTGCCGTCCCGGCGGGCGTGCTGGTGCTGCTCAACTTCTTCGCTCCCTACGCCACCTCGCTGGTCGTCCAGCCGTGGTGGCCGACGGCGGCGAAGAAGTGGGTCGCCATCGGCGTCGCCCTCGTGCTGTCTGCCGTGGTGCTGCTCATCGCGTTCTTCGGGTTCGGCGAGCCGGTCCCGTCGTGGCCGGTGCTCCTGCTCCTCGGCATCGTGGTCAGCCAGACGTCGTACGACCTCATCCTCAAGGGGTCCGCGGACGACCTGACGAAGGCGACCTCCGGGAGCGAGAGGTGAACGAAGTGGACTCCGTGGGAGGCTACTCTGTCCCCGTCGACCCGATGGACGACCTGCAATGCGAGTCGTGCCAGTGACCTAGGGGGTGATCCCTACGTCTTCCTGAGCCCCGGTCTCCGGACCGGGGCTCAGTGACGTTCTGAGACGACAGGAATCATCGGCGGGTTGTCTATCGACCGTATAGACGGAAGATGCCCAGACCGCGGTCTGAGCATCTCCCTTTCGGGCTTATCGTTCGATCGCGCGACCTGAAGTGAGCGAGTGCTCGGTTCCCGTGGCCTGCTGCCCGGCGCGGAACCCCGCGTTCATCCCCTCGTAGCTGGCGCGCTTCTGAGAGTCGACCGTGCGGAGCTTCATGTTGTTGTCCACCCAGTCGGAGACCTTCTTGACACGCTCCACGAGGACGAGCTCGGTGCCGGGCCCGTGCTCCTCCACGACCTGCAGCTTGTTCTTGCGGATGCGGTCCGCGACGCCGACGCCGAAGTGGGAGACGAATGAGCGGCGGGCGATGTAGGCGTCCATCCCGGACTCCCACGGTCCGCGGTACCGGGTCTTGTTCCACTCTCGCATCGCACGGATCGACTGGAGGTGCAGCGAGGCAGCGAGGCCCATGACCCGCTCGACGTCGGACTCGAAGCCGACGAAGAGGATCTTGACACCCTTGACGGTCTTGCCGTCGCGGAACATCCCGTACCCGCGGTAGTCGACGAAGAAGCACTTGACACTCATCTCCTGCGACCACACGGCGGTCTGCTCGAACAGCTCCATCGCGTAGATGCCCGAGACGAACATGTCCTTCCTGACGATCACCTCGGTGACCTCGCCGGAGACGTTCAGCATCGCCTCCTCGATGCCGTACTTCAGCATCAGCCGCTCGGCGTGCTCGGTGAGCGCCTCGGCCTCCTCCGGAGTGGTGGACTCGGCCTTGCGGAGGAGCTGCTCGATGAGCCGCTTCGTCTTCTCCGACTTGTCGTTCACAGGGCCACCCCCTCGCGGACGTGGAGCTCGTACTCGTCGGCGAACTCGCGTGCCGCCTCGGCTTCGGCCTCGGGGAACCACACGATGGACTCGAAGACGAGTTCGTCTTCGCCCCGCTCGGCGATCCCGGGGACCAGGCGGCCGACGCCGATGCCGATGGTGCCCGGCTTGTAGTAGGTGGTCTCGGGGGTGGTCGTGATAGCCATTTCCTTCATCCTTCTCTGCCGCGGTACCTCCGCGACAGTTCCATCATAACAGTCGCGGAGGCCCGTGTCAACTTTCCTCGGCCTTCACACCACGGCGCGGCCCGCTCTTGGGCTTGAAGTCGTTGACGTACCACGAGCGGTACTCCTCGACGTCGTACAGCCCCGCCTCGTTCGGCGTGGGCGCGCCCGTGCGGTCTCGGTTCTTGATCTGCTTACGCACCGCCTCGCGGCTGATGCCGAGGCTGCGTGCGACGTCAGCCTGCGTTCCCATCTGAGTCATGGGGGTCTCCTCTCACTGGAAGGGGGTCATGCCGGACAGGCGGAGGCCCAGTCCGACGATGTACTGGTTCTGGTCCGCCTCGGTGACGACGGCGATGCTCTTCTCACGGAGCTTGTCGACGAACACCGGCCGACGACCGGGTCGCTCGTTGTTGTCCTTGCACCACTCGGACCAGTGCTTGAACGCTTGCGCGACAGAGATGCGACCCTCGGGCTGCAGCACGTAGGTCTCGTTGAGGAAGTGCGCGAACGAGTCTTGTGCCGCCTGGTAGGTGCCCGTGGACTGCGCGATGGACGCCGGCGTCTCGAGGCTACCCGCCGCGTAGTACTCGATGGCTCCCTGCACGGCCCACGCGAGGACCGCCTTCCCACCGATCTCCGGATCCTTGAGCAGTGGCTTCAGCTTGCGGTTCTTCCTGCCCTCGGGGATCGTGAACGGGAAGGGCACGCGCTTGATGCGACGGAACATGGCGGAGTCGGAGGTGATGGGGTCGTGGTTCGTCGCCATCCACAGCTTGAACTGCGGCATGAACGAGAACGACTCCTGGTAGAGGTACCTCGCGTTGAGCGTCGACCCGCCGGTGATCCTCTTGAGGAACGCGTCGTCGAACTTCTGCCCCTCCGGGAGCTCCTCCGTGCTGATGAGCCGAGCTCCCGCGAACTTGACGATCTCTTCTCGCGGCGCCTCCCTGCCGAACCGCTGCATGAAGGTCTCCGCCGGCGTGACGTCTGCGTACCTGCCCATCATCGCCTCGACCGCTGACATGAACGTGGACTTACCCGACTGCTTTGGCCCGGAGATGATGAAGAAGCACTCCTCGGACACTGACCCAGTGAGAGTGTAGCCGACTGCGTGCTGCAGGTACTTCTGCAGCTCGACGTCACCACCCGTCCACTCCTCGAGCAGTCGGTCCCACTCCTCGAGGCGGTACCCGGGCTCGTAGACGATTCCCGTGTTCCTCGTGAAGAGGTCCTCGCGAGTGAACGGCCGGAGCTCGCCCGTGCGCAAGTCCAGCATCCCGTTCCTGCACGCGAGCAGGTGGGCCTGAGAGTCGAAGTCGTCCGGTGTCTTGAAGATGCGCGGGTGGTTCTTCGCGAGAGCGATGACGGCGTTGATCTTACCAACACTCTCGGACTCGTTCGCGAACCGGACGAAGCGGTTCCTTGTCGTGATGTCCGCGACGCGCGTCGCGTCGAAGCGCACGATGTCAGCAACCTCTTCGACGCGCCGACGGACGAGCTCGTCGCTGACCTTCCTCCAGCCGATGTCGGTCCACGTGTTCCAGCCGATCCCCTCGACGTAGCGGAAGTCGTCACCGTACGCTCGAACGAACCGGTCGCGGTTGCCCATGTCAGTGAGCCGGAAGATGGGGTCGTCGATGAGGTCGGCTTCGTCGCCATCCGTGAAGATGTCGTTGTCGCTGTGGTCCTGCTTGAAGGCCTGCTCCACTTTCGCAAGCGCCTCGTTCTCCGGGAACGGCGGGTTGCTGGCGCGAGCCGCCTCGAGCACGAGCAGGGTCACGGCGGCGCGGTTGTTGCCGAGCTGCCTGCGCCACCGGCAAGCCGCCCGGAAGATCATGTCGTCGCGGGACCCCTCCTCGATCCCCGCGAGCAGCTCATCGGAGCTCGCCAGGGGCACCCCAGACCCTCCACCTCCGCCACCGCCAGCGACCGCTCGGAGCAGGTACCCGGGAGCTGAGAGGGTCTTCGAGCCCCAGTTGCGCCACGAGTAAAGGCGGCCACTGACGTGGTTGCCCGGTGGGAGGATGACGTAGCCGCCGTCTCCGCGGATGTCGACACCCGGCAGCCAGTTCACGCGGTTGCCCACGTGGGTGCCGGGGTAGTCGAAGAAGATGTGCTGGCCGCCGCCGCCGGTGTTCGCTCTCAGCGTGGGCGGGATCGGCTCGTCGGAGTACCTCTGCTCGAACTCGTCGAAGCTGTCGTACCCGCCCTTCGACTGGTCGATGTCAACGACGAACACCCCGGAGACTGCACCGGTCGCGAGACCCCAGTTCACGTGAGGGTTGGCTTGATACCAGGCACGCAGCTGGTCGAGATCGCTCGTCGCATCCTTGAGGCCGTTACGAGTTCGCGGGTGCTTGCCGGGTGAGGTGCAGTCGAGGTCGCCGCAGCTGCAGTGTCCGCCCTCGATGATGTAGTGGCACGGGAAGAGCTTCCAGCCGAGAGCCGCGTACGTGCCCGGGTTGATCGTATCTGGTGTGACTGTCACAGTGTCCCTCTGAGACGGGACTGGGACCGAGCCGCGAGGCCCGGTCCCAGTGGGTGTTCGGTTGTCTAGGCGAGCGCGAGGAGGCGCTTCGTGGTCTGGTTGCGCAGCTTCGCGATCTGCCCGTCCATGATGTTGCCGAACACGGCCTCGGCGGAGCGCGTGTCCCGGCCGTGGTCCATGTACTCGGTGAGCGCGTTGAACGCGCCCCACGCCGTCCCGGTGTATCCGTTGGTCGGGGACGACTCGTACAGCGCCATCATCTGGTCGATGACCTCGTCGGTCTTCGGCCGGGCGGGCAGGAGGTCCGTGAAGAGGTCGCGCACCGTGTCCGCCGTCACCTTGATGCTGACGAGCTCGGTGCCGACCACCGCGAACTCCTCCGCGTACTTGAAGGAGAGACGGAGGGTCTCACGAGCCTCGAGGAGCTTCCCGTTCAGCGTCTGCGTGTGCTGCATCGACCACTTGTGCTTCGCGGCGCGGATCGCCATCGCCATCGTGTTCGTGCAGACGACGCGGATCGGCGTGACGTAGGCGGAGATTGCCTTCGTGCCGTCGTGGCTGGTGCGGAGGACACAGTACAGGTCGTGCGGGTCCTCGCCCGCGACCATGATCTGCTCCGGGAACTTCATCGTCAGGAAGATGACCTTCCCGCCGCGGAGCGAGCCCGCGGTCTCGTACTTGGCCTCGCCGGAGTCGACCAGGCTGTCCGCGAACTCGAACGCCTCGATGTTCTGGAACGGGACGTAGCGGTCGGAGACGAGGCCGAGCACGGCGTCGTCCTTGTCGCGGATGATCGCCTTGCGGCCCTCGATCTTGACCTTGGACTTCTTGTCCGAGGAGGTCGTGTAGAGGGAGCGGGGCTCGACGGTCCAGTCCAGCCCGCCAGCGACGATCGCCTCAGACGCGGTGAGGGCGTCCTCGGTGACGGTACCGATCCCGTGCCACGGGACCTCGCGAGCGGAGAACATGGTCTCGACGTCTGCGGTCATGACTTCTTTCCTTCCTCGGGGCCGGTACCTCCGGTCCCACAGTTGGATCGTAACACAGCTCAGCGCCTCCTGTCAACTTTTGTGAGTCGGCTGAGGTCGCAGACGACCCAGCTCTGGTTCTTCGGCGGCCCGCCCCACAGCTCACACCACTGCCGGCCGCTCATGACGTTCGTCACGTACCAGACGAACTCGTACGTCTGG